TTGCATTAGTTGGGTCCTAAAGATATCTTCCTGCATTTTCGTCATTTGCTCTAATGCACTAGGTTCTGTGCTTAAGTTAAACAACTGAGTATCTAGGTCTGCCTTATTTTGGGTAACTGTTTCAGTTTGCCCTGCAGCGACGTTAGCCCTAACTATCTCGTCTGGGAGATACTGTTTCCTGTTAGATATCGTATTGCCAGTTAGATATAAATCTATGCTTTTCTTCGCCTCAAGTTGCTTTTGAGCCTCGTCCCTATTAGCCTTAGCCTGCGGACTAAGGTACGCAGCAATACTATCTGCTGCTTGAACACTCGCTAACTCACGATCCGGTGCGTTTAGTAAACGCTCCTCTTCTATGGCTACGTAGTTTTTGATTGCCTTCTGTCGGGCTAATTCGTCAGTATGGTCAGTTAAAGCACCTCTGTAGTCTCGTGTGCTCCCAGCAGCCAATTCGTCACTTATTGGTGCGAAGATATCCCCTACATCAAGTGCTGTAGGCTCGATATACTCCTGCGCTTTGAATTGCCCGTCACTTATGTTAAATGCTGTAGCTACTGCCATGAGTATACTCCTTTATATTGTACGGGTTAGTGCTGCTTGCATAGGCTCAGCTAATTTATAATTAGATAGTTGGTCATAATTAGCTGCTACATCCTGCATACCTTGACTATCTGCCCAACCACCCATAGCGACTGCCATAGGTTTATTAGCTGCTATGTCATAATCAACCTGCTGGATTGCCCCAATAGCATTTAGCCACCCTTGGTTTTCTGCAACGAGGTTATGTCTAGCTGTTTCTTTATTGGCTCGGTATTGGTCATATACACCAAAGATATTAGCACCTGCTCCTAACAATCCAGTAGCCGCCCCAACCTGATTCCTAGAGTACCCAAACAACCCTGAATCTTTTGCGTTATTATTATTTAACGTATAAAGATTCGTTAAAAATTCTTTGTATTCCGGAGTCCATTGGGCAGAGGGCTCCACTACTTCTGGTGCAACTACAGGTTGCTTAGTCTTTTTTGGTTGGTACCCGGACATTGCATTCAGGGCTGTCTCATACTTTTGATTGTCTGTGTCCCGTGTGGATTGGATTACGTCGCTGGACTGGAGCTGCTGGAACGCCTTTAGGCGCTTGTCCCTAATTTGTTGAGCGGTACTCTTCTTATCACCTAAACTCATATTTATTTCTCCTAAGTCATTCTACTAAAATCTTGTTTAAATTTATAATCTATTTGTCCTGATATATTAAAGACATTATCATATAGCTTATTAGCATATACTTTAGCATAAAACTTCTCAGGGTATATGGGGGTAATGACCCCCCGTATATCTACATCTAACATCTCTAATGTATCAGTATTACGGTCATTTGTCAATGCGGCTATTTTATCTAGTTCTTCTTGTACTAATAAATCAGTATCAGCAATTAGGGCTATAGCTTTTTCATGTCTAATTGCCTCTTCTTCAGCTTCCATTCTTGCCACTACAGTAGTCACAGTAGCTACTGAATCAATAGTAATAGTACTTAATTTTAATACATCCACTAAGTCGATACTATCAAATGATATATCTTTACCTATACCAAAATTCATGTGTAAGCCTACAGCTACTATAAATCCTACTAAAGGACTCTCCTCTGCTATCTCTTGTACGACTAAATTAATCATCTGATTGATTATCAAATTAGTAGCAAAACTAATTGCTGTAGGAGCCCATGCAATTGAAGTTGGTCCTATAGCTACACCTAAAGCGTATGGTGTTGTATAGGTTATCCCTAAACTACTAGTCACTAATACGTCCCCTGTTACCCCAATTCCATTAGCAGAATTTACTAACATAGGCGCACCGGTTTCAGCAGAAGTCATTGTAGCTAATTGCACGTTTGATCCTTTCAGAACAGACGTAATCCCTGGGTTTGTAGATCCTGGAGCTCCAGTACCCATAGTCACATAAACGATTATAATAATCAGTACAATCATCAATACCAGCGACCAGATGTCTACCTCAATAACCTCGTAGTGGGCTACCATCACAGTTACACGGGAACTAGTTAACCATAACTTGCCTACATCTTCTTTAGAAATACCCTGCAATTGGGAATAGAATAGAGGAACCATTAGGTCATCTCTATTAGCTAGATTGAAGTTAACCATCTTGTACTTACTAGACTCTGTATCCCGTACATTAAATACTCCTGTAGGAGCTTGTACAGTGTACGCATTAAGCCCGTTAGGGACAATCTGGTAGTAAGTCATATGTTGACCTATAAATGTAGCGTCAGTAGCTGTATCGACCTCCTGTAGGTCTCCATTGTACCCTGGCTGACTGAACCTAAGTGAGAATGTCCCTCTACATCCGTGATCTGCCCATATACCGCTGTTACTGTCGAGGATACCGAAAGACTGGTCTAGTGCACACACACTGTTTGAGTGCTGGGTAGTGAGTGTCATACTAATAATATTGTCAGGGGTATCTGTCTCCCCATAAGCATAACCCCAACTCTCAGCGTTGTAGGATCCAAACGAAGTGTTAGGCATTCCCCTGTATATTTTAAAAGGTTGTAGCTGACTACCAGTAACCAGCTCAAAGTCTTTATCATATACATTACCTGACCAAGCAAACCTCTCTGTTACTTGTAACCACTCTCCTGCTTCACTAGCAGTAGCCCCAGGAGCTAGGTGGCCATTACCATCTAAAAAGTCCTGAACCTCTGTAGCATTGCTTGCTGCGTATTTAAGATTATACGTAGCCTGCCCACTAGAGGCGTAGTAAGTCTTTACTAACGTAGTACCCTCAAAGAATTTAGGTTGAGAATAATATACCTCATTTTCTATACTACTAGGATTAGAGTTAATATCAGCTAAGGGGGTATGAGTATAATTTATATAACTAAACTTAAATGCATACCTATAATCCTCTGATATTATAGCTATCGCATTGTAGGGTTTATCATCCGAACTAGAGGTAGAATCATAATCCCCTTGAGTTGATATACCCCCACTATATAAATTCTGGAACACATTAAATAAATACGTCATACCCGCTTGTGTAGTATCCCACATCCGTACCCCAAAGTTAAGGTAGATATGATCTAAATCATTAATATCCCCATCATGATTATCTAGGATACTACTTAATATACCATCAGGCTGTAAATTAAGGAATCCACATAATTCATTTATCTGATCTGTACGAGTAGAGGGGGTAGTATTATAATTAACATTATTTACTCTGAGGGGTATCGCAGGTAATACTTGTAATGCATCTGCATCTGTATCTACATCAATAGTAGGATTATCTAATTCTGGGTATGTACCTGTACCCGTCTTATAGATAAAGAGTTTATCTACTACTGGATCATTATCTTTTATATATACAATTGTATAATGGCTACCTATAGGTTTACTAGGTATTACGTAAGGTAGTAGGATAGCCTCTCCGGTTAAAGATATGGATACACTATAGTCATCTGTCGCCTCATTGTACGTGTAGTCAGTATACTGAACCACTAGAGGTAGAGCACTAATCGTAGGCTCAATTAAGGTGTTGGTGGTATAGTCATATCCTTTATTCTCTTGTAACCAATAACGTATCCAAGTTGTAATAGACAATCCCCCTAATTTGGAGGACTGTAGAGAACAGGGGGTACCTTCTAATGTATTTAATACATCTAACACTTCCTCTGTATCTACGTAATTCATAAAGGAGGTTACTTCAGGGAAACCACTAAAGTAGTTATCATCATCTATATAAGTAATAAACTTACGTAAATCTACGGAGATTGAGGGAGCGTAGGCTGCGTGTATTAGTAGGTAATCAGCTAATGGTATATCATTAAATAATGCAGTAGCTACATTTTGATTACTCTGTTCGATGGTATCGGATGCGAACAGAGGTTGATTATGTACATCAAATAGCTCAATGACTTGGTCATCCAGCATTCCCAACAGATCCGTGACAACTAGTACAACAGCGACAATAACTACCACTGCCACTATTATCGTCACTACTGTGGCTGCTGCTACCCAAGCTACTACAAAAGCCATAGCAGATTACCCCTTATGTAGGTTTAGAGTCTGAGATAATTGTATTGATATTTGGTGTACCTGTAGCGTTTAGTGCATCCACACCTGTACTAGGGATACCAGCAGTATTAACATTCATCTGCCAAGCTTTAAGGAGAGTATCTAAATACTTCTGGTCAGCGTTCCATTTAAACCCTTTAGATTGTTCACCATATAAGGTAGCTTGTTTACCCATAATACTACCAGCATCAGGAGCAGCTTTAGTACTTTTTTGTGTTTGTGCATACTCAGTAATTTCTTTCTGTCCTAATAAAGCTTTTTCAGCATCTGTTTTTTCTTCTTGAGCATTTTTAAGTGCAGTAGCACCAATTAAATCTAAAGCTTGTTTAACTTGAGTTGCTGATTGATTATCAACTAATCCTCCTTGTTTACCTTTCAATGTAATATCAGCACCAGATTGTGCATCACGAACTTCTTGACTAGAAACCAAATCTAAAGCTTTCTTAACTTCAGTTAATGCTTGTTTATCTTTAAGTGAACTAGAAGCAACTACATCTAGTGCTTTTTTAACTTCAGTTAATGCTACTTTAAGTTCAGTTGCTGCTTGATTATCAATTAAACTTCCTTGTTTAGTTTTGAGTGCAGTAGCACCTATTACATCTAATGTCTGTTTAACTTCGGTTAATGCTTGTTTGTCTGCTAATTCTTTCTGTGATCCTTTAAGTGAAGTAGCTCCAATTAAATCTAAAGCTTTTTTAAGTTCAGTAGCAGATTGATTATCTACTAAACTTCCTTGTTTACCTTTGAGTGAAGTAGCACTTACTATATCTAGTGCTTGTTTAAGTTCAGTAGCGGCTTGATTAGTTGCCACTGAAGTTTGAGCAGTCTTAAGTAAACCATCTTTAGTAGATTGTGTATCACGAACACTTGTAGTTGATACAATATCAAGAGCTTTTTTCAACTCTGATGCTGCTTGGTTATCAGTTAATGAACCTTGTTTACCTTTGAGTGTAGTGGCACCTACTATATCTAGTGCTTGTTTGACTTCAGTCAATGCTTGCTTATCTTTAAGTGAAGTAGCAGCAACTATGTCTAAAGCTTGTTTAAGTTCAGTCGCAGTTTGATTAACAAGTAATAATCTTTGTTTTATTGCTGTATTTTCTGATGTAGCTTGTGACGCACTTCTATTAGTAGTTGTATTAACAATATCAAGAGCTTTCTTTAGTTCTGTTGCTGCTTGATTATCAGTTAATGTACCTTGTTTAACACCTAATGCAACATCTGCTGTTAGTTTAACTACCTGTTTATCAGTTAATAATTTATCTGCATCAACTTTTAAGCCCTGTTTACCTACTAATACTACATCTGCATCAACTTTTAATTCTTGAGCATCAAGTAAAGCCCCTTGTTTAGTATTTAATGCTACATCACTATCAACTTTTAATTTCTGCGCATCAGTTAATAATTCATTAGCATCTACTAGTAATTTATCAGCATCAACTTTTGCACCTTGTTTACCACTTAAAACTATATCTGCATCTACTTTTAATTTTTGTGCATCTGTTAGTAATTCTTGAGCATCAACTAATAATTTATCTGCATCTATTTTTAAACCTTGTTTACCTATTAATACTACATCAGCATTTGTTTTTTCTTGATCAAGTGTATAACTAACTGAAGATTGTAAGGCACTTTGCATTGCTCCTAAATAAACAGTTGCAAAATCTCCACCAGTTATTCTACCTAAAGCGTACTGGTTTTCTAGCTGTGAATTGACTGCTTCCATTAGTTCATCAAATACGCCATCACCAGTAACTACACCGTCTACTGTAGCTACGTTACTTGTAAGATCTGCTATAGTTATCGCCATTTAGGTATCTCCTCTAGCTTTTTGTTGGTCTGCTAGTTTATCTAGCTCTGGTTGAGTTAGGTCAGGAAGAGTTTGTACATTATATTTTTTAGTGATATACGGTACTAGTTGCTTCTCACCGTTCGCTGCTTTAATAGTTTTAAACTTCTGCATCTCAGCATTCTGAATTTGCTTAACTAAGATATTAGGTACATGCCACCCTTCATCATTATTGAATGGTACAAACTTCTTAATAGCTTTACCTCTATTAATGATAGAGCTACTGACTGTAAAGATTAGGCCTGTATACGTAGATTGCAGTGGATCATTTGGAGATACTACAATACGTGATAGCTTCATAGCTTTCTGCTCTACTGTAAGCTCTGTCGGGCTGCTTACGGCTACAGGAGGAGTATTATCAGGCTTATTGTTATAAGTCCCTGCTACGACCTCTGAGAGCACTTGACGGTATTTGGCTTCACCTGTCTTATGGTGGAGTTTAACACCAGCTACTTCTAGTTCTGCTTTTACATCCTCAATATCCATATTGTCAATATCCATGTTGTGTCCTTATGTGTTTAGTTAGTTATCTATGAAAGAAGTTTTCATATGGTAGCCCTCTACAATACAAACTAGAGGGCTACACTATTACACTTCTACCTATGCGTCTTCTGTCCAAACAATACCAAGACGTTCAGGGCGTAGAGCCATGAAGCCATAGTAGTACTTGATAGAATAGAAGCCAGTCTCACCATAAGGGTCAGTACGATCTGCAATCTCTTTCCCAGGTTTCTTGTGGTTAATAGTGAACTTCACAGTCTTACCGTCAGTCTGGAAACCGATAGTAGTAAATGAACCATCACCAACAACAAGCATTGGGTAGATATCTACTCCAGCAGCACCAGCACCTACAGATGATTGCATCTCAGGAACGACTACTAGACGGAACTGATCTACTGAACCAATCTCACCGTTTAGGATGTTACCTGCATTAGCATATTTCTCTACTGAAACAAATGCTGGGTTACTATGCAAATCAGTCATAGCACGGATAGCAGGAATCATCTCAGAACCAATGTACATTACTCGCCCACCATTGATAGTTTTAGTATCAATCATACGTGAACCTGCAATTACTTTAGTCTGCTTAGGAGTCTTGTTATTATCTAATGCAATAGACAAGTTCATAAGATCAGTATAAGTAACTACACCAGTAACCTCATCCTTAGCTGTACCACCGATGTAGTAAACAGTACCATCTGCAGAAGCAGTAGTAATAAGGTCCGACTGAAGCTCTGCCTCAGTAAGCTCATTAGCACCTACTAAAGCTTCCTCAGTAATATGGGATAGAAGCTCTGCATCACTATCAAAGTCTAAAGACTCTTGAGTATACTCAGTGAAGAAACCACGTTTGTGGATATCACCCTCAATCTGTAGACGTGTGAAACCTACACGGTTAACTCGTCCACCATTCTCAGTAAGAGTAGGGATCTTAGTACCGATAACTCCAGTATCCTTACTAGAGCCATATAGGTTACCGTCTGCGATTACTGCACCTGCAGCACTCAAACCTTGGTCATTTACGTTACGGTCATCAAGCAATGGGATGTAGACATCTTGCTTAATCTTCTTGCCCATATGCTTAGGCATAGCACGTACATTAGCCAAAGGCATAAAGTACTGCTTATCACGTACAGCGATAAGTGCTTTCTTGTGGTAGTAATCAGTACGTGCCTGAGACCCGATAGTTGAAGCTGTCCCACCTAGTGGGTCATTGTAATTTGTAGCCATAATAATATATCCTTATAAATTAAAGTTAAATTAATCTAAGCGTACTGCTTCATAAACTCTTCATCTGACAACCCTAGGAAGTCTTCCTTAGGTTTAGAAGCAGCCTGCTTAGACTTGCTGGATGCAGCAGCTTTACGTTTCTTATTTAGCTCTGCTGTATCCGGTTTTGCTTTAGTCTCTGATACACTGGTAGCTGGTTGTTGTGTTTGTGTCCCCCCAACTAGTACACCGGTAGATGCTAAGTACTCTGCTGCTTGTCTATAAGCTTCCACATCAGCCACCCCATCAAGGTGGCCTAATGCTTTCTCTCTTTCAACAAGACTACTGACTTGTTCATATACACCATTCTGCATATGCTGGTCAATAATACCAATTATCGCAGGACTATCTGAAATAATAGTTTTACTCTTAGTGTCCCACTGTTGACTCATAACGTCTAGTGTTTTATTAAAAGTGCTACTATCCCTAATATCATTCAGGGCTTGGTCTAGCTCATACTCTTTATCTGATACACTATACTCGGTTGGGTTGTAATCAACATCCTTATCAGTATCAATATCTAAAGGATCTATACCACTATCTTTAATAAGCTTGGCTACAGCTGCAGGGTCTTTCTTAGATAGGTCAATGAGATTATTAAGTTTACCTTCATGAAGTAAACCGTTATTCTCTAGCATCTTCACAATCTTTAGCTGCGGCTTAATAGCCGACATCTTCTTATTGTAATTAGCACCCATCTGCATAAGCTTAACAACGTCCTCGACATTGTCTACCTGCATCTCTTTACCATTGGCTTTAAACGGTGCAAAGATCCTCTTATACGCTCCTTGGAAGTCTACCTCTTGTGTTTCCTGAGTATCCCCATTTGTGTCACTAGTTTCGGCTTCTGTATCAAGAGACTCTTCCTCATTAACTTTAGATTCAGTTTCATGCTCCGTCTGGGTATCCCCTTCTGGTTGGCTTACTTCGTCATCTTCACTTGATGGATCAAGTTGCTCTTGGGCTTCTACATCTTGAGGATTCTCATCCTCTACTTCCACATCAGCAGTATGCTCTGCCTCAGTATCTGTATTCTCTTCTAATACTGCTTCTGTATCTCCAGCAGTATCTATATCATCTGTTTCAAAGGTACTAGGGTCTTGTTTTAGGAACTCTTCATCTGTCATCCCTAAACTGCTATCATTTATAGTATTCATTAATCAAGTCCCTCTCTAAGTATCTCTTCTCTAGCTTGTTCACTTTCCTTAACTGACTGCTCCATTGCATCCCCATTACGTAGTATAGTATCTAAGAACTGAGCTAAACTACCTATACCGTACATCATTTTATCTATGTTTGCAAGCTGTGCTTCTTCCATAGGAGAACTTTTAGCCATAACTAGTCTGACTGCTTCGTCCTGAAAGTAAGCTTTATTGATTACTTTCTTAAAGTCTGGATTGCTCCTTAACTTATCTAGGCTGTCCCTCAAAGCTATAATTTCTTTAGCTTCTTCAATCCCTACTTCTATTTCTTGTATAGCTTGATCCTGTCTAGTCATGGTAAATCCTTATGTGGTTAGTTAAAAAGTTAGTTAAATTATAAACCTGGGTACTGTTGAGGTACCTCTGATTCTTTGTTAAGCATAGCATCAAATGTCTTAGAATCCAAGTCCTTCCTTCTATCGAACTCCTTCTGTTCCATAGCTTGTTGGTGACCTAGCTTCATTCTCTCTTCTTGGTTAACGTCATCTACACCGGATTCCTTACTTACAAAGTCCAAGTCTTGTAGGTCAGCTCCACTGTGCATTGCTCTTGCCTTAGCTTCCTCAGTGACAGTCTTAGCTTGTTTAAGTCCAACATCAACTTGATTCTCTTGTGCCTTAGCAGTCTCATTAGCTATCTGTGCTTGTAGTAACTGCATCTCTAGCTGTACCTTCTGCTGCTGCATAGGATCAGGCTGAGGTTGGAAGTTCTCAATCTTATGTGCGAGAGTAGGCATATTCCGTAACTTAGCTATATCAGCTAGAATCATTTGAGACATATCCTGAGGCATGCTGTTACCCATAGTCTGTAACATGAATGCTAACTGTTCTGCTCTCTGGTTATCTTCTTCTGGGGTAGATATAGATAACTTAATATCATAATCACCACCTAGATCATCTCTATTGATCTCTACCATCTCATCATTAGTAATGCGGATAATCTCTTGGTCATCTAAGAACTCAGCATTCATAGATATAATCTTTCTACCTACCTGAGTAATACCGTTAGCTAGTCTACGGAGTATACCAAGCTCTCTCTTAGAAGTGGCATCTAAGGCGCTCCTAATGCCCGTAGCAGTGTCTCCGAGAGCTGCCCCACTAATACCACTACTAAATGCTTTCACCCCTGTAAGACTCTCTGCTTCGTTATTCTGAAGACTGAGCATATTCATTGCACTATTAGGTATCTCAGGGTATGTACCCATATGGAAAGCCTGACGAGGATCTACATTACTATTGAAAGTGTAGTCTTCACCATTCTTAAACTTCCTAGCATTAACGGTATCTAAGGCATCCTTCCTAGAGCCTACCTGACCATTAGCTGATCTACCGATAATATCTATCATACCTCTAGTGACAGCACCTACGATCTTCTGATTGTCTTCAATCAATACACCATCAGGTTCACCATATACGCTATTACGCTTAGGTAAATACTGAACTAATACGAATGGTAGTTTCTTATCTGGGAATGGGTTCTCTTCCATCCTAATTAAAGTATCACCTATCCAAGTAGCTACTATAGGTTCTACAACACCTGTATCATTGATATCCCAGTATCCCCAGTACTCATAGGCTACTATCTTCTTACGGGGTTTATCTTTAAAAGTGAAGTTAGAGTCATCCTCTATAGAATGATCCTCCTGAGCTAACGCACTACCAGACTCTAGGTTTACATGATCTAAATTAATATACCTACCATCTTTCTCTAGTTCAGACATAGAGGTATCAAAGCTATATATAATAAACTCTGCTCTATCTAGATCCCCTTTACAGGTAGGGTCTATCACTACATTCCGATAGTCACATACATCAATAGTAGGTTGGTTCCTTACAATCTTGGTCTGCTCTTCCATATGAGAGCCTACCTGTACCGGTACGACAGGTACTCCTCCCTGCATAGTCATCTGGTGTGCTTGCTGCATCTCAGGTGGCACTTCAGTCTGGAACTGTTCAGGACTCTGTTGCATCATCCCATGTAGCTGTTGATGTATCTGCCCTGCATCTGGTGTTTGTTGAAACTCAAAGTCAGGTACTGGCACCTCTATAGTCTCATCCGCATACTCCCAACCTAACTTGATAACAACAGTACCTTCATCTACGCCAGTACGTACATACTCATCTATAAACTTAGTCTTATTTAGTTTAGAGCTAAATTGGTAATTAAGTACTTGCCCATTCTGTGAGGCATTAGCTTTATCCTCAAAGGTTCTAGGGTAAGTATTGAATAGTTCATCTGTATTAAGGAAAGGGTCACTTAAACTAGAGTATCTCCATTCGGCTTGTTTACGTATAAGTTTAGGTACAATCTTCGATCTACCCTTCTTAGCTTTGATTACCTGATTGCCATTAAGGGCATTCAGCCAAGTATCTACTTCTACTTCGTGTGCACTGTGGGAAGAAGTAGCCTCTGTTAAGTCTTGCTTTAGGTCTTCTAAAGTAGGGGGATTCTCCCAGTCTACTATCTGATCTGATTCTGGTGATATGATATCTGCTTTCTCTTCAATCATGCTTTATGTGCCTATAAGTATTTTAAATTTAGAATGGTCTATCTTAAATATTGATAAACCATTTAGCTCTTGTTTATACGACAATTGCCCTGGAAATATATCCGTTATGCCATCTAGAAATAAGGAGCAGTATGCTTCCCTATCTCTAACTATTTCTTTAAAAAAGTAATTCATTACTCCTACGAGATCTATACGAGCGTATGTATTAGGGGCACATATAATTGCTGCTATTAGGTATCCTGGTATATCTTTCCTATACTGGTAGAATAGCATAGCCTCCCCTTTCTGTATAACAGAAGCCGAAGCAAACAATATTTCATTCTTCGGTAAAGGCATCGAGGGTCTCCACAATAGCAGCTGCGAATACATTACCCATACCAGCACCTAAACTCAGAAAGGTACCCTTACGGTCTCCCATAGCTAAGTGCATCTCTATAGCTGCACTAGGTCCCATTGTATGTCCGATCTTCTTTTTATAGTTTACTGTTGGCATATTACCTAATAGCTCCTTAACAACCTCACATTCCACTTGATTATCATCTGAGTAAGTCGAATGTGTTTTAACAAAGTTAATTGAGGATACCATAGCTGGAGTTAAAATACTAGTAATAGCTTTTCTATATCCAATACCTGTAGGAGCAATACCTAAAGGATTACTGTGTGTCTCGGATACTATATTAATATCATGTACTTTAGCTAATGGTGTATTTTTAGTTTGTTTTAAGGATGTGGGGGATTCCACTACTGTGATATTAGCTCCCTGGCCTAACCTAAATTTATTAGCATCTACGCCATCTGATTCTAATAAACATAGCCCCTGCTCGCCAAAGAAATGCATATACTCCTCACTAGCCCCATTGTCGCTAGATACTACAATTACCCTATCTAACCTACTACTATCAATTAATAGTTTAGCATGATGCAAGGCAGAATGAGCAGAGATACAGGAAGTAGTATCTGTAGATACATAGTCAACACCACCTAACTTATTTGCTAGCTGCCCAGCATATATCTGAGTCATACCTAATGGTAACATACGATGTTTAGGGTACTTATTAGTTAATGGTATCGTAGTGCCATATCCTGTCCATACAGAGCCTCCTGTAGCCAGTATTAGCCCTGTCTTCCCCCTAGCTGCTACAATCCCCCTAAGAATATCTAAAGACCTTGTAGTAGCCCCCTGAGAGCCTGCTAGTAGATACTCTACAAATTCAGAAGGAAGTATTTTAATTCCCTGAGCTACCCGTATCCCCCCATCTGATACTTGATGTACACGTTGAGGGTAGGGAACATAATCTATTAATGTAGTTTCATTAGAGTATATAGAATTGAGGTGGGTAATATACATTTACAGTAAAGACCTTACATGGAAATCAACTTCTTCATCAGTGTAACTTTTTGTTTGGTATGCTTTGACAAAGGTAACAATAACATGCCCAGTGAGTACATCCCCTTGACCTAGTAATTCTTTACCTTCCTCATCCCCAATACCAAAAATAGCTGATAACCAAATAAACATCATCATAATACCTAAACTGTCTATATTAGTTAATAGTATGTCCTGATCTAATGAAGTAATTGGCTCGAACATACTTACATCAACGGCCTCGTATTTAGCTAGTCCATTAATAACCTCAATGAATTTATCTTCTGTAATATTACAAGTACTCAAAATAATCCTCCCTTAGTGACCATTGCATGCACAGCAAGTACCGGAGCTATAAATCCAATCCATCCAGCAATCTACCAACGCCTATTAAGTTTCCAGTAGTTATCAGGAATTTCCTCTACACTATTTAATCCTCGTAGTACTTTACGTTGTATCTTCTGCACTGGGCGCATTACGAATGCCCAAGCAATAAAACTAATTATCCAGTAAACTAAACCTAACTGTACCCACAACTGATCCCACGCATGAGTATTAGCTAAACCGGTAACAAGTACTATCGTACTAGCTATAGAGTAAAATAAGGTATCTGATTTCCCCATCATATCTGCAAAGAATCTGATGGTGTTAATATCAGAACTACCTAACGCTTTACATCTCCACCCCGTAGTAATAAGGGTATTTGATGTAAACAGTATAACTGCTAATACATGGATAAACTTTAACTCTGTATAATATTCAGGAAACATACTAACCCCTTACAAATTTAGTTTGAATAGTAGTTTGCATAGCTTTGCTTTGACCTACAAAATAATCATCTATAGATTCTATAGATGTATGTAGGGTATCGAGTTGGGTTTGGTTAGGTATGTCGCCTGCCTTTACCATCTTACTCACTCTACCAGCTAGTTTACTTATCCTATCTAGTTTAGTAATAACTTCTCTTTGTTTAGTTTGCATAATATATCCTTATGTGGTTTAGTTAGTGGAAGCTGTAGTATACCACTATCAACCTACACTACTAGCTATAACCTCTACATCTGTTTCTTTGTGCAGATCAGTCTTACTACCCATTACTCCACTACTACCTAAGACTCTAGCCTCGCTTATATATTTGACTGTATATTCGTAGCCGTTAT